GCGGGTGCCATTACATGATTCAGCCTAAGTTGTGACGACTTGGGCGCGCGAAAACCGGGTGACTTGAGGCAGGCGGCGGCAGGCGAAGCGTCCATTTCCAGGACGACTTGACCAAAACGATGGAGGAAAGCGGGCTGGAAGAAAGTGATGAATGATGAGTGTGGAATGATGAGTGAAAAGGTGGAAGAAAATCCTTTAAAAACAGAGAAAAGAGCGCTCTAAGTCGTGATTAAAACGAACGTTAAAATAAAGACAAGAATCTTATAGAAAGCACTTGACAACATACAACTTAAATCTTAAAATTAGATCAGTAATGACGTTTTCATTCAATCAACACAAACCAAGGAGGTGTCAAGATGGAAAACAAGAGCAAGGTCGTGTCGATCGCCGGCGGCGATCAGGTTCGCCCGGCGCCGCGGACCGTGGCCTACATCCGGGTCTCGACCGATCGCCAGGACGCCGCGAATCAGAGGTTGGAGATTCTCGACCTGGCCAACAAGGAGGTCCTGGGCCGGGTTGAGTTCGTCGAGGAGACGGTCTCGGGCCGGCTGTCGTGGCGGGACCGGGCCTTGGCCGGCGTGATCGAGGGCCTGGCCGAAGGCGACGCCCTGATTGTGGCCGAGCTAAGCCGTCTCGGTCGGTCCATGCTGGAAATCATGGAGCTGCTCAGCGTGCTCACCACCAAATCAGTCCGCGTGTACGCGGCTAAGGGCAACTGGCGGCTCGGGGACGGCCTGCAGGGCAAGATCATGGCCATGGTGCTGGCCATGGCCTCGGAGATCGAGAGGGAGCTGATCTCCGAGCGTACCAAGGCGGCGCTCCGCACCAAGAAGGCCATGGGTGTGCGCCTGGGTCGCCCGAAGGGCCCGGGCAAAAGCAAGGTGGACGTTCACGAGGCCGAAGTCCGGGAGCTGCTCGGCCTGGGCGTGACCCAGAAGCGGATCGCGGAGCGCATCGGCGTGACGCCCGACACAATGCACAACTGGCTGAGGCGCCGCGGCTTGGCGGCCAGGCAGAAAGAAGGCGGCGACCGATGATGTTCTTTAACTGGCTTCGGGGCCTCGTCGAGGTCGGCTGGGACGGCCTGTCGCCGTTCCTGGCCGGTCTCAATCGCCCGACCCGGTTGTGCTACCTGCTTCGCCGGATGCGGGACGAGCCGTCTGAAGACCAGGCTTGCCGGCGGTGGGAGCACGCCGGCGACGGCCGCGGGTGGCCAATGCCCGAGCCGAGGGAATTGATTCCCGGCGTGATCGAGCACTACGGGCCGGAAGAGTTACCCGCTGAGGTCCCAGTTCCGGCTCAGGGGCGCCTCTTTTGACGCTCCCGCAGCACGTTCAAAAAACCTTGTCAAGAAAAAAATGAAGGTTTCGTGGTTAGGCTAACGTGTTGATAAGAGAAGCGAAGCTGGCCGTAAAAAATCCGGCGACGGCAGTTATCGTCGCGCATCTGATTTTATATTTTTCGCGCCCCTCTCACTGAAAGCTTTCGACCAACCCATGCTATCATCGGCCCATCGTAAGCGACTTGTTTGATGCATCGGGTGATTCATGTCCGAACCGATGAAGATCGACAAATTCAACCTCGGGTCTCGGGTGCTGGCCCTGGCCGGCCAGGGCGAGTCCACCATGTCCATCGCCAAGATCATCACCGCCGAAGGTTCGGTCGATCTTTCGCAGTCCGCGGTGGCCCGCTGGTTGAAACACGAGCGCCGGGAGCGCGGCGAGCTAACCCGCACGGTCGTGCAGGAAGCCATCAAGGCTCAGGTGCCAGCGGACATGAAGGCCCTCGATGAGGTCGAGGGCTGGCTGCTGGGCCAGTTCCGCGGCGATGTGGCCGAGGAAATTCGGACTCTGATCGCGAACGACGCCAAGGTGGCGGCCATTGTCGAGGCGATCAAGGCGGACGCCGGGCGCCGGGCCGATTTCGGGCTGAAAGCCGTGCGCATCATCGAGGTCAAGCTCCGGTACGCCGGGATTTTGGAGAATCCACTGGCCGGTGATGGAAACGGTTTGGCTCCGTCCGATTTGGACCCGATCCGAAGGGCTTTGGAAGAAATGAGAGCTGGGGGGGCGGCGCATGGCGCTTAATTTCGAACCTGTCGAGGGCGCGCCTTACCGGAACGATTACCTTGATGTGTTCCGGAGGATTGCTGCCGGTAAAATGCCCTTTGTCCCGACTTGCCGCTGCCTCTGTTTGGATGACCTCTTCTTCCTGCTCTACTTCGGTCTGGGTCGGGAGGACGTCAATCATCCCTGGCTCGTGGCCCGGATTCGAGAAGCCGAGGCGGATCACAACGGCACCTTGGACCTCTGGGCGCGCGAACATTACAAGTCCACGCTCTTCACCTATGGTCTGCCCATCCAGGAACTCATTCATAACCCGGAAGAGCGAATCGGAATTTTCAGCCACACCCGCCCGGCGGCCAAGGCCTTTCTCCGGCAGATCAAGCTGACTCTCGAAGGGAACTGCCAGGTCAAGCGCTGGTTCCCGGATGTTTTTTATGGCCAGCCCAAGAAGCAGGCGCCCAAATGGTCGGAAGATGACGGCTTGGTCATCAAGCGCAAGAGCTTTGCCAAGGAGGCCAGTGTCGAGGCCTGGGGTCTGGTCGACGGGCAGCCCACGGGCAAGCATTTCACCATCCGCGTCTATGACGACGTGGTGACCAAGGACTCGGTGACCACGCCCGAGCAGATCAGAAAGACCATGGAGGCGTATGAGCTTTCGCAGAGCCTGGGTACGGACAAAGGTCAGAAGCGTGTCACCGGCACGCATTACAGCTTTGCCGACGCCTACTCCCAGCTAAAGAGCCGTGGCACGTATAAGGTCCGGATTCATCCGGCCACACATGACGGCACTTCGACCGGCGAGCCCGTCTTTCTCTCCCAAGAACGCCTCGAGGAGCTCAGGCACGAACAATCCAGCTATGTCTTCGCCTGTCAGCAGCTCCTCAATCCCGTGGCCGATGAGGAACGACGGTTCAAGGAAGAATGGCTCAAATATTACGGCGAACTGCCCTACGGCATGAACCGCTACCTTATTTGCGACCCGGCAAACGAAAAACGAAAGGCCTCGGATTTTACGGTCATGGCCGTGATTGCCCTGGATTATGACGGCAACCGCTTCCTGCTGGACATGCTCCGGGACAAGCTCAACTTGACCGAGCGCTGGATCGCCTTCCGCAACCTCTACCAGCGCTGGCGCCCAACCCGGGTCGGGTATGAGCAATATGGGATGCAGTCAGACATCCAGCATTTTGAAGAGTGCATGAAGCGGGAAAGGGTCTATTTCTCGATCACGCCGCTGGGCGGCCAGGTAGGCAAGGAAGACCGCATTCTGCGCTTGGTGCCCGTCTTCGAAAAAGGCCGGTTCTGGCTGCCGGAAAAGCTCGTCTACAAGGGCCGAGACATGATCAAGGAGTTCATCGCCGAAGAGCTGCTCTTCTTCCCCTTCTCGACGCATGACGACATCCTGGACTGCCTATCCCGGATCGAAGACCCGGACATGGACGCGGTGGCGCCGTCCCGGCCGGTCCTTCATCCGCGGATCCGGGAATACAACCCCTTGGAGCACGTGCATCGTAACCGGCAAGCGAGGGCATCGTGACGGATATCTACGTCGGGGATATTTTCGGCAACGTCGATGCAGGCCAGATTCAGGCGTACGCGGACTTTGAGGCGGGCCGGACCCTGGCCGATTTCGAAGCCGCGATCGGTGGCATCTCGGTCGGCAGCATCGAGGGATACGGCGAAGTAGTCTCCACGGCCGAGCCGATCCCGGACCCGGTGGGCGATGCGGTACGGTACGAAAAGCGCCGGGTGGGCCTCGGCCGCGCGGAGTCGCTCCTGACCGGCGGCTTGGGTGTGCTGGGCGCGGCTCCGATTTCCCGGCCCACGCTCTTGGGAAGAAGGTTGTAGGGGCACGCTGCGCGTGCCCTGGGCGCGTGCAACGCGCCCCTACGGAAACGGCAATTATGGACCCGATGCAAGAATCCGAAAATCTGAAGGCGGCGCCCGAGCGGACGATCAAAGCCCTGACCGCGGCCCTCAAGGCCCTGGAAGACACATGTTCCACGTGGAACCCTAAGTGGAAGGAGCTTCGGGATTACCTTGCGCCCGAACGCGGCCGTTTTTATACCCAGGGAGATCAGGCCAATCGCGGGGACCAAATCGATGCCTCGGCCATCGTGGACAACGTGGCCGGAAAGGCAGTCGAGACCCTGGCCGCGGGCATGCAGGGCGGCCTGACCAGCCCGGCCCGGCCCTGGTTTCGCTTGGGCCTGAAAGACGATACGCTCGAACAATTGCCCGAAGTGAAGACCTGGCTCCATGATGTGGAAAAACTGCTCTACTCGGCCTTCGCTTCCTCGAATTTTTATTCCGAAGCGCATTCGATCTATTTCGAGCAGGCGGCCTTTGGGACCGGCTGCCAGCTGATTGAGGACGATGACCAAGAAGACCTTCGATTCCTCACGCTCACCATCGGCGAGTACGCCGTGGCCATGGACGCGCAGGGCCGGCCGCTCCAGGTTGGTCGCCGCTTTTATTTGACTCTCGAGCAGCTGCAGGATCATTTCGGCCGAGACAATCTCGGCCCTCAGCTCCAGATTGAAGTGGACAAACCAGAACCTGCGTGGCAGACGCTCTATCAGGTCGGGCACCTGGTGCGTAAAAATCCCAAGTACGATCCGGCCAAGGCCGATATCTTTTCCGCGCGCTACGAGTCGCTCTACTTCGAAATCGGAGCGCCGGACAATCAGCCGCCTTTGCGAAAATCCGGATACCGGGAATTTCCGTTCATGGTGCCCCGCTGGCTGGTCATCGGCGGAAACGCCTATGGTCACGGCCCGGGCCACACCAATCTGCCGGACGTGAAAATGCTCCAGGAAATGACCGCGGATTGGCTGTTGGCCGTGCACAAGCAGCTCGATCCGCCCATGCGCGTGCCCAGCAACTTCGCCGGCACACTGGACATGCTGCCCGGCGGGCAAAACCACATGGACGTGAACGATCCGGCCGGCGTGGGGCCGCTCCTCGAGCTTTCGGTGGACCTGGCCGCCATGCATACCGCCCTCCAGGAAAAGAAACTCGATATCCGAAAGGGCTTTTACAATGACCTATTTCTGATGCTCCAAGACGTCCCGGCCGATATGACCGCCACCGAAGTCCTCGAGCGCCAATCGGAAAAGCTTCTCCAGCTGGGTCCGGTGCTGGAACGCCAGCAGAACGATTTCCACGATCCTTTGATCGACCGGGTCTTCGGCATACTCTACCGACGCGGCAAGCTTCCGGTCCCTCCTCCGGAAATCCAAGGCGCCGCGCTCAAGGTCGAGTACATCAGCCTGCTGGCACTGGCCCAGCTGCGAGAAAGCCTGCTCGCCATTCAACGCGCCACGGTCTACATCAAAGACGTGGCTCAAATCGCCCCGACCGTGCTGGACAAGTTTAATGGCGACGAGGCAGTGGATGAGTTGCAATCGGTTCTGGGTATCTCGCCGGCCATTATCCGGACCGATGAGGAAGTGAAAAAGATTCGTGCGGCTCGGGCGGCCCAACAAGCGGCTCTTGCCCAGCAGGCTCAGGCCGCGCAAACGGCGGCCACGGCCAAGACGCTCAGCCAAACCGATCTGACCGGCGGCAACGCCCTGGCCGAGTTGATGGGCGCCCAGGGGCCGGTGGAGGAGACTGCCCATGCCTAACACCGGTCCGGACGTGCTCGGGACCGGCGCGGCCCGCGAGCAGACGAACGCGGAACTCGATCGTAAGCACAAGGAGCTGCTTCGGGATTACAACCTGGTCTATCGGACGCCCGAAGGTCAGCGCGCAGTGCACGATCTTTTGGATAAGTGCTACGTCTTTCGGACCACGTTCACGGGCAACTCGCAAGGGATGATGCTCGAAGGCAAGCGGCAAATCGGTTTGTACCTGC